TAGAGAAGTCCAAAGTTGATGTATCTCGTGAGTTTGTACGGGTTCTTTCTATGCACCACCCTTCCCTTTGTTTTGGAATCTGGTCGTTCATCTATGTATATTTCTGTATTTGGCTCTTCTGAGTCGTACTGAAAATTGGTTGAATTCATGTTTACGAATTCTCTACTGCGAAAAGTCTTTCCTAGACTCTCTGTCAGTCCTACATAGCTTGTGATCGTTTTCCATAATTCATAATATTGTGTTTTTGCCCTTATTGCAATGTCATCACCATTAATTAACATGGGAGTTTCATTAAGCGTTCGAATCTGTTGAATTGACAGTTCGTATGCCCAACGACACATTGCAGCATTGATTATACACAGTATTGGAAAGGATGAGATCGAACCCATCAGTTGACCTGACTGTTGAGGTTGATGCAATTCAGTATCTGGGTTTTCCATATGGTGATTTACTAGTGAGTCGACGTACAATTTTCTCTCAGCACTGCTGAGTTCAAGCTCATCGGCAACAGCATTTGCTGCTGCTTGTGATGCCCATGAAAAAAATTGAATTCGATGCGTCACTGTAATCACCAGATAGAAATTCCTCATCTATCCCTAAGTTGGCACCTAGCACGTCTAACATTGCTCGTTCACTTATATACTCTCCAATGAGTCGAAACGTTTTCTGTTTCCTCATGTGATTGTGTATAAATTTTTGTAGACTGTGTAGTACTGTTGCTATGTACGGGTCATGTTTTGATATGACTCGTAACTTCAACGGCTCTACCAGTCCAACAAGAACAGCAATGTTGTCTGCGGCTACGGCCTTCTTCAATATACGGAACCATAATTTTGCATATGCTTCTGTGTAGGGTAGTTCTGATTGCTTCGTTAATATCGTCAATTCTTCGTCTTCAATATGTTCTTCATTATTTATCACTTCATATTTTCTCTTGTTCCATCCCCCTGGCTTCCGTAATCCTTCCATCAGTTCTTTGTCCTGAAGAATTGTCCCTACGGCTCCACCTCCCCCTCGGCTATTAATATAGTTTGCCGACGTAGATGGGAAGAGTGGCCGTATACGATCTTCGATTCCATACTTTGCGCCCTTTAGCACCTCATGTACAGTTCTTCTGATTTGTTTTATACATTCAGGTCTGTTTACTTTTGTTGCTAAGTCGTTAGGTATGTTATCATTATAATTTCCCCATGGAATCAGCTCTTTACCCAACAAATCTTCTTCAATTTTGTGTGTTGTTAGACTCACAAAAGTTTCTCTTGCTGCTTGTTTTGCATCAT